AATCTTGAAATGTTTCATTACATAAAAGACAATTTAGATTATGATATTTTAATTAACGAATATCCAAATGAAGAAGGCGAACCAAAGTGGATTCACGTTAGTTGGAATAAAAAGAAAAACAGAAAACAAGTTTTAGAAATAAAACGCAAAGGCAGGTACTATACATATACAGGGTGTAAAGGCTGCAAATGAAAAAAATAGAGTTTGCTATTATAGAAAGGTTTGCTTTAGGTATTTTAATAGGTTTTAGTTATTTACCAGAAGATGAAAGTAGTGATTTTAGTGAACTAAACATTTATGTAATATTTATTGTATTACATTTTAAATTTTATAATAATGCCGATACCTAAAAAAAAACAAGGAGAAAAACAAAAAGACTATATGATTAGGTGCGTACCTCAATTAATGAAGTACCATCCTGAAAAACAAGCTGTAGCTATTTGTTATAAATCTTTTAAAGGTTCTGTAGAATTAGAATCATATAATGACTACCCACAAGGTGCAAAAAACAATGCAAAAAGAGCAATAGCATTTAAAGAAAAAAATGGTTCTAAATGTGGAACACAAGTTGGCTGGACTCGTGCAAGACAATTAGCAGATGGTAAAAACATAACAAGAGACACAATATCTCGTATGGCTTCGTTTAAGAGACATCAACAACACAAAGACGTTCCATATACAGAAGGGTGTGGAGGTTTAATGTGGGATGCTTGGGGAGGTTCTGCAGGAGTTAATTGGGCAATAAGTAAACTAAAACAAATAGACAAAAAATAAATGGCAACAAAGATTAGTGAAGATACAAACGTACAATTAGATTTAAAAACTATTGGTATTATAATAGCAGGAACAATATCGCTTGCGAGTATGTGGTTTACTTTACAAGGAGAAATAACTACATTAAATAATAAGATTGATGGATTTAGTGGAGATGAATTTGTACAAAGGATGGAGTTTCAATTAAAAGATGAATTAATTAGAAATAACGTTATACAAATTGATAAACTTACTGAAAATATGAAAGAGGATATTGAAGAAAATAAAGAATCAATTAAAGATTTAGAAAATAAAGTTTACAGAAGATGAAACATTTAATATATGTATTGTTTGTTTTGTTATTATGTTCAATAGGTAATGCACAAGATTTGATATTACTGCACATAAACGCAAAATGGAATCAATCAAATAATTATAATTTAAAAGGAATAAAGAATTGTAAAGTAAAAATGACTTTATTAGAAGATTTAGTTCCTTCTATGAAAGCACAAATTAAATCAGTACCTACTATTATTTTACTTGACAAAAACGGTAAACCTCGTGGTCAATGGAAGGCAGGTTTAAGTTTTAAAGTAGAAGCAACAAAAGAAGAAATACAAGATAGAGTTAATATAATACATTTAGAAAAATGAGAATATTACTATTGTTATTATTTATAGTTAGTTGTGGAACATACAACACAAAACCTAAAATACAAATAACTCACGTTTTAGCAGTTACAGAACAAGGAGATACATTAAGGCTTCCTATTAATATGATTAGACCAAATATCTATTACAATGTAGTATCATACCCTAATTACCCACGATACTATGATAATTGGTATAACAATAATTGGAATAGAGGTTATAGAAATAACCAACCTATTTATGTAGAAAAAAACAATAACAAAACTATAAATAAACCTAAAGCAGAAACAAAAGACATTTCAAGATTAGAGGTTAATAATAGTAAAATAAAAATGAAAAATTAAATTATGGAAACTATAAAACACTTATTAGGTTTTTGTGGGGAACATTGGCATCCTAACTTATTTACAATTTCAATTACATTAATCATATTAAAATTAGTTTATGAAAAATATTTTAGCAAAACTTTTTGGAGCAGCAGGTTCTAATATAGCAGAAAAAATTTCTGGTATAATAGACACACATACTTTTAGTAAAGTTGAAAAAGCTCAATTTGAAAAAGAGATGGAGCAGATATTTATAAAAGCTGAACTTGATTTAGAAAAAGAAATAACATCAAGACACGCAGCAGATATGTCAAGCGATAGTTGGTTAAGTAAAAACATAAGACCTATGCTAACTATATTTTCTTTGTTTCTATACACTCTATTTGCTTTAATAGACGGAAACATAGGCGAATTTAATATAGCGAATCAATACGTTGATTTACTTGGTCAAATAGTTATAATGAGTTTAGGATTTTATTTTACATCAAGAGGTATAGAGAAAACTGCTAAAATAATTAAAAAGTAAAATTAAATAATATTTTATATATTTGTCTGGCTTATAGCAAAACTTGCACAACCTAATAAAGATGGACGGTGCTTGGAACAGGTAATTAAATTATTTCTTTTTTGTAGGCTTTTTTCTTTCTTTTTCTTTTTGTCCTTTTTCTTTTTCTTTCTTTTTAGTTATTATGAATTGTAGATACTGTAAAATAAAAATGTTATATTTAGGAAGCGACCAAAATGGTTATTATTACTTGTGTTTAAAATGTAATAACGTCATACCAACTAATGAAGAAATTAAGCAGAAGTAAACTTATAAAAAAACTTGACAAAGTATTTAGTTTATATATAAGACAAAGATATGCTAAAAATGAAATAGCTCAATGTTTTACTTGTGGCAAAAAAAATCATTGGAAAAAATTACAATGTGGACACTTCCAAAGTCGTAAACACTATTCAACAAGATGGGATGAAATAAACTGTCAAGTACAATGCGCAGGTTGCAATGTATTTAAGTATGGGGAACAATTTATTTTTGGTAAAAATCTTGATTTAGAATATGGAGCTGGATGTTCAGAAGCACTTTATTATAAGGCAAAACAAATAACTAAATTCTCTACACCTGAAATAGAGGAGTTAATAAATAAATATAACTTGTTAATAAACGACTTAAACTAATTTATATATTTATAGTGTTCTGTACATTTGTCTTTGTCAAGAAAGGGGGTTAATTTTATTAGCTCCTTTTTTTTATTAAATATTTTGTGTATATTTATAATTCATTTAAAAATAAATATATGACAAAAGAAAGAACAATTTCCTATCACGAACATTACGTTCAAGTTGGTTTTTATCAAAACTTTATCAAAGGTAAAGAAGAAGAAATACAAAAACTTAAAAAACAATTACAATTTACTTTAGAAGCAAAAGATGTTTTAGAAGCTAAATTGGAAGTACAATCGCAAAATCTACTGACATTATGAACAAAGAAAAATTAAAAGAACTTTACGAGAAGTACGAATTAAATCCTAATCACTTTTTTAAACATCAACACTACACAATAATTACTCGTGCAGGAATTGATGCTATACAAGCTAAAGCACAAATTAATATTACTTATGATGTAGTAAAGTGCGAACCTAACTTTGCAGTATTTAAAGCTATTGCAACTAAAGGCGATTCTAAAATAGAAACATTTGGAAGTGCATTAAAAGGTGCAGGTTATAAAGATGGTTCTACTAATTCTTGGTATGTAGCTGAAATGGCAGAAAAACGTGCAATGAGTAGAGGTGTATTAAAACTATCAGGGTTTTATGAACTTGGTGTAATGTCAGAAGATGAATCTGAATCATTTAAAAAGAAAACTACAAAAGAAGAATTAATAACTAAAATTAAGAAAGATGTATAAAGAACATAACGCATTTGAAAATCAAATATTTGACCATTATAGGCAAAAAGCAAAAGAGTTAAATAAAGCAATTAATCTTTTAACTGAACACAATTATACAGTTATTGACCTACAAGGTAAATGGATTACAAAAGAAAATAATATTAATATAAAAAATCAATAAATTATGAGTGCAATTATCAATGCAAGTATTAGGGTAGATAAATTACCTAAAGAAAAATTTATCAAAGGTAAAGACGGAGCTGTTTACTATAACTTAACAATTTCAGTAAATGACGAAACAAGATACGGTAACAATGTAGCTGTAATGGATTCACAAACAAAAGAAGAACGTGAAGCTAAAGCACAAAGAAACTATCTTGGAAATGGTAAAGTAGTTTGGACTAACGACATTATAAAGTTAGCAGAAAGAGAAGAAGTAAATGCTTCTGCTCCTGTATCAAATGACTTACCATTTTAAGAACTAAAAAACATTTTTTTTTAAGAGGGGTCTAACACACCCCTTTTTTTTATATATTTATGCAAATGCAATTACGACTGGACGAACAACAAACAGAACAATATCTTATAATGCAATCTATTGAAGAAGATTGTAATATAGATATAAATGAAAAATTAGATTACCCTCCTGTAGCTTTATCGCTTGGAGAAACATTAATAAAAGGAAAAATAAAAGATATGCTTTTGCCAATACCTATTGGAACTTATGGAAACTTTAGCTTTGTACAAGCACCTCCAAAGACTAAAAAGACATTCTTTATATCATTAATAGCTTCCGTTTATTTATCAGACCAAAATCATTTTGGAGGAGATTTAAAAGGTCATAGAGAAGGCAAAGAATTAATCCACATAGATACAGAACAAGGTAAATGGCATTGTCAAAGAGTTTTTAAAAGAGTAGCAGAAATGTCTGGAACATCTAATGGTTACTTGACTTATGGTTTAAGAACTATAAATTATAAAGACAGAATTGATTTTATAGATTATTGTTTAGAACATAAAGCAGAAAATGCTGGTCTACTTATTGTAGATGGTATTGCAGACTTATGTGCAGACGTTAACAATATTGAAGAATCCAATGCTTGTGTTCAAAGACTTATGGAATGGTCAGCTAAACATAAAGTACATATTATGTGTGTGATACATTCTAACTTTGGTTCTGATAAACCTACAGGACATCTTGGAAGTTTTTTAGAAAAAAAAGCAGAAACACAAATACAATTAGAAGCAAATACAGTTAATAAAGAATGGATAACCGTTAAGTGCAAAAGAAGTAGAGGTTATGCGTTTGAGACATTTAGTTTTAAGGTAAATGATATAGGACTACCTGAAATCGTAGGGGATTTATACGACCCATTACAAAACTAAATTATGAAGAATTACTTATCGGAAATCTATAAGAAACATCAAGTATGGATTGACATTGTTTGCTCCTTTGGCTGCAATAAAGAAACTGCAGAAGATATAACACAAGAAATGTACATCAAGATTCAAAAGAGAATCAACAAAGGTTTAGACATAGATTTTGGAGATGACTATAATTATTACTATATTTTTAAAACATTGAAATCTTTATTCTTGGATTTAAAACGTAAAGAAGCAAAAGTGACTACATTATCTATAGACAATATGAGGGATTTTTTAGCAGACTTTGATTGTGCTAACTATGAAGATGTATATGCTACAATACAAAACGAACTAAACAATATGTATTGGTATGATAAAAAGATATTTGAAATAATAGAAGGTGGAGAAAGTATTGCACAACTATCACGAAAGTCTGGCATACCTTACTATTCACTTTACAACACTTATAAAAAAGTAAAAGAGAAACTAAAAAAATTATTATGACAATAGACATACCAAAAGAACTAAAATTAAAATGTTGGAATTATTTGCAAAATAATAATATGGGTAACAGACATTCTGCTAATGGAAATAAAGAAAACCAATTAGTAGGGTTATTAGGAGAAGTTTTGACTAAAGAAGTATTTAATGTAAAACATAAGTTTACTAATGGATTTGATGGAGGATTTGATTTTTTGTATAAGAATAAAAAAGTTGATGTAAAAACTATGGGTAGAAATGTATTTATGAAGGATGAATATGTACACCATTTGATAGCCTTTCAAGATAAATTTGATTGCGAAATATATATATTTAATTCATTGAACAAAAAAAACAATGTTTTAGAAATATGTGGCTGGGTTACAAAAGATGAATTATTACAAAAATCAGAATTTTTAAAAAAAGGTACTTTAAGAAAAAGAAATAATGGAACAAATTTCAAATTAAAAACAAATGGTTATTTCATTAAAAACAATCAATTAAATAATATAAACGAATTAATATGAGATTAGGAGACTTGATATTTTACTTCACAAAATATACAGGCATTAAATGGCTTGTAGATTGGTATTCAAAAAAGACTGGAACAGATTGTGGATGTGATAAAAGGAGAAAAAAATTCAATGAGATAAAAATTAAAAGATGGTAAAATCTAATAAATATGATTTCAAAAGATGGGAAGAATTTAGGCTTTCAAAAAAATCAACAATTAGTCGTGAAGAATTTGAAATGGTTTGTCAGTTCCACTCGACCTACTATAAGCATCCGATGCACCACCCTTGTACCTGCAATCCAAAACTAATTAATAAATGGATTCAAGAATTAAACGTAGTGTGGGATAATGGGAATTAAAACTATTAAAAAACTTGAAGAAGCTGTAGTTAAATTTTTGAACTTTGATGGCTGGAATTTAGAATGGACTGGAGATGGTTTTAAACACTATGACGCTTGTGGTTTTACACGCAAAGGAAATCCTTGTGTAATAGAAATGAAGTTTAGAAATAAATATTATGAAGATAAAATGTTAGAGAAGTCTAAATATGATGCTCTAATGAAAATGGATAAAGAAGTAGTTAAACTTTATTTTGTAAATGACCCTAAAGGTAATTACCTGTATTGGTTAAACACTTTAAAACTTCCAGAACCAGTAGATATGTATTGCCCTGATACTACACTATGGACTAAAAAAAGATTACTTAAACCTGTTTATTTACTCAAGGAAAACGAAGCCACAAGAATAAATCTAAATTAAGTTATTAAATATTTTGTTTATAACTTTAGTTGTTATATATTAGCTATATAATTACAACGAAGTAATTATTAAAAACAAAACAAAAAATGACAAATTTAGAAGAAAAAGTATTAGAGATTATATCTTGGGGAGATGATTACGAAGAAACACCTGCAGAATGTTTTGATAATATAATCGATAGTTTTAATGGAAGCAAAGACCAATTAAAAGGTGTTTTAGGTTCGCTATTAAAAAAACAATTAATATTTGAAGGCGAATATCCAAACGGATTAACAAGCTATCATTTAAACAATCAATAATAACAATGGGAGGGTAAAACCTCCCTTTTTTTTTAATTAGATTATTAAACATTTTGTTTATAAACCAATTTTGATTACTTTTATAGAATGATATTACTCATAGACGCAGACAGCTTAATCTTCGCAAGTTGCTACAGAACAAAAGACGAAGAAAACCAAGACCCTTACTATAGAGACATAG